TTTACCCCTACGAACTTACCCTTACTAATCACAGGATTTGTAGGGGCAACATCCTTGCTGGCAGTAAAGAAAGTGCGATCCGCATTATCAAGGCCAAAGAGCCAGAAAAGGCAATTAAAATCCAGATTGGAGAAGGATGTCCATCCCTTGCTAAAGGCGAGACGGTTAGATCCTTCTTAAGTGCATGACCTATCACTCTATTGTTTCTTCTAACAGCGTCCCACCTACTGCAAAGTTACATGTGTTTTGGGTCTGCCAACCAAAGATGCAAGGACGCAATATGAAGTATTGGGGATACTCAAAAGAAGAAGCTTATCAAAAGGCTAAGGAAAATAATCCTGAAGCCAGTATTCTTTGGAAAAAAGAATTGTGACATGAATTTTCTTGACTGGATTGGATCAGGTTTTGTTTATAAAAGTCCTAAACCGTATGACGGATTTAAAAGGTTTCTTTTAGACCTACCGACAAGGGAATTAAAATCATTAGCCGAAACAAGAGCGCATTACAGCAAGAAAAAACTAATCGAACTTTACCTACAAAAAAATGCCCTCACCGAAATACAAACTGAATGATCAAGTCAACAAAAAAAGGAATACAGGAGTCTTCCTAAGAACAGAATCAAACAGGGGAACAATTACTAAAATCATAGAAAAACACAACAAACGAGATCGGATTTGTTATTACTACGAGGTGAAATGGCCTGATAAGAGAAGGTCAGAACACGCACAACACATCCTTGTTCCAGCTCCGTAGGCAATGAATATGATGATATGTAAATATGTTGTTGCAATCCTATGATGCTATGAGAAGATAGTAACAAGCTCGTTAAGAGCATTTTGTTTCGCTAGGCAACTTGTTTTGATCTCGTGTGATGTTTAATTACTTCCAATAGACCATTGTCGCTTGCTCTGCTTTTCCGTCACATAATCGCCTGCCTGAGCGAATAATCAGGCTCTACACATTCCGCAAAGGATTTTTTACTCATGGCTCTTTTTTCAGTCACAGGCACACTTCAAGGTGTCAAACCATTACTTCTCTCTAATTACAAATATCAACATCCTTGTGAGCCTCTTTATAAATTAAAAGCTCCTATTAGTAAAAAAAGAAACAAGACAGAAGAAGATTATGTTGCATTATCAAAACTAGATTTTTTAATGTCTGGTCATTGGTTAAACGATGATAATGAAGATTGTGATGTAGAAATTGATTCAAATGGCAATGTAAGTTTTAAAGGTTTCTCAAATCCTTTTATTCCTGCGGGGATGCTTAGAGCATCAGTAAGAAATTCAAGTAAAGCTTTAGGAAATAAAAAAGGAGCCGCTTTTGATAGAGGTGTTCAAGTTAAAGATGATTGCCCTTTGATGTATGAAGGATCAAAAGTATGCAACAAGATGTGGGATGAAGGACTATATGAACGATCAAGAGGTGACAGAAGTGGAAGTTTAATTTGGATAACTAGAATAAAAATTCCTGTTGATTGGGAAATAGATTTTCAAATAACTTGTGATTCTAGTCAGGTAGAAATAAGTCAATTAGAAGACATGATTAAAGGGGCTGGTAGATACATTGGCATGGGAAGTTGGCGGCCTGAGAATGGCGGTTCTTATGGTCAATTTAAGCTTAAAGAAAATAGTTTTACAAAAGAAGAAGTTAAAGTTGATTGGTAAATCTTAGGCATTCTTTTGATGTAAGTCCTAGTCACGAGGTCACTTTGAGTCCCTTATCGCACTATAAGTTTCCTTCTAATCACCTTTTTTCCCCTTACTCATGGTATTTCGCCTTGAGGTCATTTCATCACTACTAAGTGAATAACTAGTAAAAGTTTTTATCAACTAGGCATCCTTTGGTGTAAGTCCTAGTTTCCAGTCTAGTCCCTTATTATTCCTTGCTTTGCAGTTGATTAGCTTACCTCACGTTGCTTTCCTGTAATTATTTTCTCATCTTACTATTTCTTGTTTTACTTTTTCTTCTAATTCGCTGCTTTAGAGCATCGTTGCTTGAAGTAAAAAGGTTTGGTAGTAGATCCTTCCTTCGGGTTGAAAACTACCACTTTTTTTTACTTATCTAATTATGGAATCTACAAAAATTATCTCTATTGATTTTCAAAAAATCAGAAAAGGAGATGTTATTGGTAACGAACAAGTTGAACACCATTTTATAAAAAATATTATTGGTGAAGAAAAATACAATACACAAGTTTCTGAGTTTGAAAGAGGGGAAAGACCTTTTCACCCAATTTGCAAAGCACATCAAGTTGTGTCTGATGAAATAATGAAAAAGTGTAGAGAATTAGGTTATCCAGTCGTTTGCCGATCTAAGCAAAAAACAGTTGAAGTCTTAACAGATAGCGAAGCAATGGAATATAGAGCTAAAAGAGCAAATAGTGCTTTAGGTTTACATAAAAGACAAGTCAAAAGCCTTAATCAAGATATAGATGAAAGTAATTTAAATAATGGAGAAAAGAGACAATTAGAACATTCAAGGAATTATCACACGATGATTGAATTATCTATTGCAAGTGGGAAAAAGACTTTAAAAGCGTTAAATAAAGGAGCATTAAAGGGATCTAACTAGATCCCTAGTTTTTTTAATAATGAATCAGACATTTTGTCCTTGCCCTAAGTGTTCTAAAGATAGAACTAGGGTTGTACTAACTAGACGTGCAAAAGATGGAATTACTATTCGCCGCAGATGGTGTCCAAAATGTGACTATCGTTGGTACTCAATTCAATATCCAGAAGTTGTTGTGAAAAGCAGTGAAATCAGATGGGATAGATCAGGATCAGCAGCAGAATACGCTTACTTTGCTCCTTCATAAATCAAGTACTTTTCTTAGGAAATTTTTAAACGTAGGTTGTCTTACAGGATTTTCTAAGCAAGCTATTTTAGCTTTGCATTTTGCTATTTCAGTTAAACAATTAGCAATGAATTGTGCTTGCTGAAAGCTTTGTCTTTCGACTGCTTCGCAATGTTTTAAAAGTTGATCTTTAGTTGCTCCTTCTGAGAACCATCTGATCTTTTTTTCTAGTTCTAATTCTTGCTCCATTGAAGGAGGTTCCATTAGTTGATCTAACAGAATGAATTGCTCATCTAAGCTCTCCATCTAATTCTTTCCCTTTAGCTGCTAATCCAGTGTAGACACCATGTAAAGGATTGTCAGATCCATCAGGAAGAGTCTTTCTATGACGACCATCAAGAACGTACCAACGCTCCATGTTTAACATCCTTTGTCTATCTTCTTCTAACCAATTTGGATCGTAACTTGTCATTGTAAATTCGTATTAGATTTTGGGTATAACCTTGATTGAAGGAAGTTTACAGCCTCATCATCAAGTGTATTTGTAGTCTGTTTTGCTGCTGATCTCAATAGATCCAGTAACAATTTTTTACCTGCTTCACTACGCAAAAAAGCATAAAGAAGAGGCAGAAATGGTTTAGCTAGTTTTCTCATAAATAGACTCACTCTTCACAAGCTTATATAAAACCGCTAGATTTGGCTTGGTGGCCCCATACACCCCAGTTAAACCTCCCTAGATTTGCACGAAAGGGGAGGTTTTTCTGTTTAAGCCGATACTCAGATTAACAGGATTATGGAGCAAAAAACCATTATATGTTTTTGTTCACATTGCTTAGAAAAAAGAAGGCAAATTGAGAGGGCTTACCTATTGAAGAGAAAAATAAATACGGCTAAAGTCAGATAGCACACTACTACTTGGAGGCCGCAAGCTTATTTTTTAAACATGCGGTGAGATTAGATAACTACCGCAATGTTAGACATTACCCCCTACCTAGGACGGGAGGGGGTTTTGTTTTTCCCAGTGTTTTACTAATATCTCTAACTCTTTAATTCTGGCCTTGGCCCTTGCTATCTGTTCCTCCATCCGTTTGGGTTCCTCTTTACTCCCTCTAATCTAGCAATATCCTTTTCTACAGCGTTTAAACGATGAAATATTTCACGAAAGTTACCTTGAGAGCGATTAGAACGATTAGATAAAACCATTAAAGCTCCAGAGATAGCTGCCCCGATCAAGGCTGCGAGTAGTTCTTGAGGCATTTTTTCTCTTTTGGAGTAATCTTAGACTATTGTTTCTATTTTTCTATGACAGAAAAACAAACTCCTGAAGCTAAGCCTGACAAAAAAGGGCCAATTGGTAAATTAAAAGACATCGCTGAAGACAAAGAAGAACAGCTCCAGATCATAGGTGTAGCAGTGCGTTTGGGCGTTGTAATTTGGTCTGGATTTATCGT